GACATTGAGTTCAATGAAGCATTAAAGATAGCTCAAGATAAACTTCCAGAGGAAATGATTACCGGAAAAGGTAAAGGAACTTGGATAAATGAAGAGGGTAGTGATATACTTAAAGAATCTTTTGATATTCCGGAAATAGTTCCGAAACATTATAAAGTAAAAATTTTAAGAGAATGTCCTAACAAAATGTTTAATTGGGGACACATAAAAGAAATAGGAAAGAAGGTACCGGTATTAATACCTAGAAGATTCTGGGGAAAACTTATTGGTAAATTCGTAACAATAGAATGCATCAAAGATGACAAAGGGGAAACCTTCAGATACGTCCATAAAAAAAGGAACGGATAAAACAGACATAACTAATAGCACTATATGGAGAAATGAACATATGGATCGATTAGCTGCTTGGGAGATGCTTTGTCGATATATTAAGCACGATCATACAGTACCTATGTCAAATAGGGATATGTGTGATAGAATAGCGATGCCTAAAGATTTAATCAGAAAAACTATAGAATCAATTAAAGATAGAGTAAATGGACAGTGACTCAATTTCAAACTCCTTGACATACGTTCAAAAAGAACCAGATGTCGAAACATTAAGATACGCATACGAGCAAACTACAACTGAGCTCGAAGCTTACTTTGACTTATGTAGAACATCATATGATGACCGAAGAAACTTTTGGCCCGGTAAAAGTCGGGATCACCGAAAGCACGGGGCTGATGCTTTTCCTTGGGAGGGTGCATCTGATATAGAGGCCCATACTATTGATGAGCGTATTACTCGTCTTGTTTCTATGTTTATGTCCAGCTTAAATAGAGCTAATATACGTGCATATCCAGTAGAAGCTGGTGATACAGCTAAAGCTAAGGTGGTTTCTAATTTCTTAAAATGGATGTCAACATCCGGGTATATACCACGTTTTAAGCAAGAAATGGAACTAGGTGCTAACTATTTGCTAGAGAGAGGTATGTTAATTACATACGTTGGATGGCACAGAGAAGATAGAACATTTTTACAAAACTTAGATCTAGCACAGATTGGGCAAATGAACCCAGATGTATTCCGTGCTATTGAATCCGGTGAGCAAGATGATGAGATTGGGTTTATGTTACAACAAACATTTCCTACAGCTACACCTAAAAGAATTAAACAAGCTCTTAAGGATTTACGTAAAAATGGTGAAGCAAAATTACCAGTTGTTAAAAGACAGATCGATGCACCGGAAGTTAAAACACTTGCACCGGATGGTGATTTCTTTTTCCCTACATATGTAACGGATCCACAGCGTGCACCATTTTGTTTCTGGAGAACATTTTATACACCGCAAGAATTAAAGAACAAGGTTGTAACAGATGACTGGGATGAAGAGTTCGTTGATTATGTTATAGAACACTATCGTGGCGTACAAGTATACTCAGTAGAAAGAGAACAAGAAGGTAGACGTAGCTCAAGCTTAACAGACAGTGGCTATGAGGCTGATGAACTTATTGAAATCGTATATGGTTATCAAAGACTAATAGACGAAGAAGATGGCTCAGAAGGAATTTACCAAACTATTTTTCATAAGAATTTTGATGGAGACAATGGTACTCCATCTTATGCTAAGTTTGAATTAATGAATGGTTACGAGGAATATCCAGTAGTGGTAACTAAGTTATCAGAGGATAGCAAACGATTGTATGATGCACAAACAATACCACACCTTCTTAGAGGTATACAAAACCAAGTAAAGGTAGAGCGTGATTCACGCATTGACAGAAACAGCATTGCTACAATTCCTCCGATCCTTCATCCAGTTGGACAAGCACCTACAGATTGGGGGCCGGGACGTATGATTCCTTATAGACGTAAGGGTGATTTAGACTTCGCTCCTACTCCAGCTTACAACAGTGGTTCAGTTGAAATAGAACAAACACTAGAGCGAGTTGCAGATAAACTTGTAGGATTAGATGAGGGATCACAGATGAGCACAGTACGTTTACAGTTCCTTACAAATAAATTTTTAGCTCACGTTGCTGAAGTACTTAAGATGTCATTCAAGTGCTTCCAAAGATTTGGGCCCGATAGTATATTCTTTAGGGTAACCGGTGTTCCAGAATCATTAGAACTTAACAAAGGTGACCCAAATGAAGAGTTCGATATTATTGTAAACTACGATGTATTAAACTCAGATCCAGATGTTATTGAGCAAAAGATAGAGGCATTTAAAAATTTAACTCAGCTTGATAGCAGTGGTCGTATAAATATTAATAGTTTATTAGAAGTTGCTGCGGCAAGTATTGATCCAGTTCTATCTGACAATATATTACAGCCAGCAGAACAAGCACAAGAACAAGTAATGAAAGACGTTACTGATGACTTGGCTAAGATATATGCTGGTATTGAAATGCCGGCTCGACCTAACGGTGGTCAGACTGCATTACAAATGATTGAGCAATATACAGCACAACCAGATGTAGGACAAAGAATGCAAGTAGATCAAGCGTTTGCAGCTCGTTTGCAAAAATATGCTGGACAATATACATTCCAGATGCAACAAATGCAGAATGCACAAATAGGAAGAATAGGAACTAACCCAGCAGAAATGGGTGAAGTTCAAACACAAGAGATGCCTCAACAGTAATGACACTAGAAGACGATTTAAAAACACTAGGACACCACGAGCACTTTGCTCGTTTTATACAAGTTCTACATAGATTAAGAGAAGAAACAATATCGGAGATGCACAATGCTGACTATGAAAAGTTACAGCAATTATCCGGTAGAATAATAACATATGACCAAATACTGCAACTAGCAGATTGGGATAAGTTAAGGGAAAGACATTCTCAATCTATAAATTAGAAACACGTGTGTTATAATGCATTTATCGCTATCGCTCAGCGTTAAGGAGTGGAAACAAAAAATAAACTTATGTCAGAAGAAATCACTACTGGAGACGTTGAACCAGCCCAAAATACAACGGAAGAAACAAATATGACAGTTTCGCAATTTGCGAATAGAAGAGCGGGACTTATTGGTCAAGGTCAAGAGACTGAAGCTGATGAATCCCAAGAGAATACTGAAGAAGTTTCTGAAGTAGAGGAAGAGACCCAAGAGGTCAATGAATCAACAGAAGAAGTTTCAGAAGAAAATGTTCTTTCACAGTTAGATATTGATAACTTATCAGAAGGTGAATTACAAGAGTTAGCAGACAAACTTGGCAGCAGAGCTGTAGCTAGATTCGGTGAGATGACAGCTAGACGTAAAGCGGCCGAGGAACGAGCTAATGAACTTGAATCATTACTACAACAAAAACAACAAAGCTTATCTAAAAAAGAAATTAAAGATAACCCTTTTTCGGATCTTGATAGCGTACAAGCTATACAAAACAAACAAGACGAAATTGAGAGTACAATAGAATGGGCAGAAGAAACGTTGTTTGAGAGTGATGATTACTCAGCTGAAGACGTAGTTACAGAAATAGATGGTAAGGATTTAACCAAGAAGGAGGTACGTAAATTATTATTAAATGCACGTAAAGCCCAAAAGGAATACATCCCGGATCAATTAAATAAAGTTCAAACGCAGCTTAGTGGTAAACAACTACAAAAACAATACGATACTAAAGCTCGTGAAGAATTAGAATGGTTAGCAACAGAGGATCCTAGTGAAACTAGAGATCAATTCTTTGCAACACTTCGTGATCCGCAATATAATAAACTCAAAAAAATTCTTGATAAAGAATTACCGCAAGTGTCGGGACAACTTGAGTATATGTTTGCACACGCTGCAAATAGCATCTATGGACGTAAAGTAATTAATGAAAGTAAACCTAGTAAAGTAACTGGGAAAACTCCATCTCTTACACCTACACGTACAGCTAATACATCTTCTGCAAAGTCAGAAAAACCTAACTCGAAAACATCAAAAGCTCTCAAAGATCTTCAAGCTCGCTTTAAGCAAACTGGTCAAGCAAGTGATTACGCTGCAATGAGAAAACTACAATTACAAATTCGATAATCCAAAAATTAAAATACAATGTCATTTTCAAATACATTTGATACAACTAATACTGGATCGGCCGTTTCCAACAGAGAAGACTTGACTGATGTCTTAACTATTCTTGCTCCCGAAGAAACTCCGATTCTTTCATCCGCCAGCAAAAACAAATCCAGTGCAACATTCGTTGAGTGGACTGTTGACAGCCTTGCTGCACCATCAACTGCTGGTGTTTCAGAAGGTGCTGACGTTACTGCATTTACAGATAAATTCTCTGGTCGTGCACGTCTAGGTAACTACGTTCAAAAATTCCGTAGAGATTATATGGTTTCTGATTTACAAGAAGCTGTTGACTCAGTCGGCCCAGCAAAAATTGCTCAAGCAGAAGCTAAAGCAATCCGTGAACTAAAACGTGATATTGAGGCTACTCTAAGTGGTACTCAAGATCGTGCTGTAGAAAACGGTGCCGGTACTGCATATGGTCTTCGTGGACTTGGTGACTGGTTAGATTCAGCTGGCCCATCTGATGTTCCAGCTGCTTTCCGTACACCAGCTACAAGTATCTTCTCTACAACTGAAGCTAATGCTAACCCATTCACTGAAACTTCTTTGAATGATTTAGTTACAAGCATCTATCGTGAAACTGGTTCTAGCAACTCACTTACATTAGTTGCTGATACTGGACTACGTAGAGTTATCTCTGACTTCGCTCGTTTAGGTTCTGCATCTGAGTCAACTGCTGTGAACAATGGTGTAATGCGTAACGTTAACTATGATGGTGGTTCTTCTACTATTAAGTTATCTGTTGAGCTTTATCAATCAGATCACGGTGTTATCTCAATCGTTAATGCTAACCCAGATTGTACTCCTAACTTCGGTGGTAATACATCAGATAGTTCTGGTTACCTTATTAACCCAGAATACTTCGGTATCTCTGAATTAATCCCTATGGGATCAACTCGTCTACCTAACTTAGGTGGTGGTGAGCGTGGTTATGTTGACTGTGCTTTAACATCTCTTGTGATGCATCCCGGTGCACACGGTGTTATCCAAGACGTAACTTAATAATTAACCAAGGAGAAATAACACTATGCCTAAATTAACAATTAACGAAAACCCACAAGGTTTTACAGATGAGTTTACAATCTCATTCGAGGACTTCTCAGTAGCTAAAGCTGGAACCCTTGCTGATCGTGCAACTCTTGCGTTCACATATGCGATCCCAGCCGGATCACTTGTTACTAAAGCTTCTGCTCACTTAGTTACTGCTTTCGATGATAGCGGTTCTGGAGATGAGTTAGACGTAATAGTCGGTGACGGTGCTGATCCAGACGGATACATAACATCTTCTGCGATACACGTTGACCAATCAGAAATCACATATGTTGCTAACAATGGTGCATTACTTGACAATGAAAATGGAAAAGTATATGCAACAGCTGATGCAATTGATATTCTATTCACCCCGGATGCAAGTACCGGAAATGCTTACTCATTAAATGAGTTAACTGCTGGTGAAATTAAATTCAAGTTCGAGATCTGCGATCTTAACTAATCTAAAAATTTGGTTGGGGGCTTCGGCCCCCCGCCTTTTTTTAATTTAAAACTACTTATGGATATTATTACAGACATACCAAAAAGTTTTACCACTGGTGAAATAGATGCTGCATTTATGGCTGAGATTAAAAGTGGTTTCAAATTAGAAAGAGAGACGGAACACGTACGTGTTGATCAAGCTCGCAAGGAGGCCAGCGAACATAAAGGTAAGGTTCACCCTACATTGGGTAGATGTGTAGCCACAATGCCAGCTCGTGACTTCTTTCGATTAACAAACAAATATGGACACGATCAAGTCCACTCAAAAGAATTTTTAAAATACTACCAGAAAAACTTTTCTGATCTTAGCCCGAATAAATTATAATGCAGACTAGAACATACGGAGATTTATTTAAACTCATACAATCCCTTGCGGGTGTAACTGCTTTTGCTACTAACGAGCAAGATGATATAGCTAATTTAATTAACCGTAATTATCAAGTAGCGTATGACACAATTCAGATGTGGCCAAGGTATTTGGTTACTGGAGAGGAAAGGCCACTTGGTTCTTTAATTGTAAATGGTATAACATTAACAACAGCTCCAGTTACTGTTTACGAAGAAGCAGACCAATTTCAAGGAGTTTATCAAAATTTAGGAAATGATAGTAATGGAAATGCTATTTATTTTCCTATGAATTTTATATATAATG